AACTGGAAGCGTAGAAACTATAACTACAAATACTACAGCAGATGAAAAGGTAAGTACTTACTTATGCGATACCTCAGGGGGAACTATAGCAATATCATTGCCTGACTCTCCTACAGTCGGCAAAGTTTGGAACTTTAAAAAGATAGCTATAAACAACACACTACAAATAAGAGTTAATGCTCCGAACTCAATAGATGGGCAATTAATTCTAAACATAACAGCATTAAATAACTCCTATACTTTACAATTTGATGGAGCAACTTATAAGATAATATAATGACATACATACCCGACATATACAGCGGAGTTAATTACATTTCTCCTACCAATATTTTAACAATTATCCAGTACAGTCAGATGATTAACTATGGAGGTTTAAATGTGCAGGGCGTACTTGTAATAAACGGAGACTTAATACTAAAATAAAAGAAATGGCAAATATACAAATAGGCACAGCAGCAGGCACTACATTAGGAAACCCTCCTAGTGGAGACTTTTACATTTTTATAGACAGCGATAATGCGAACGCTTACACTTTAAGAGATAGCGCAGGAACAGATACAATACTAGGAAGTCCTAACCCTGCGACGCTATACGGTCTTTATGCTCAAACAGTTCAAAGCGCAACAGTAACAAACACAACTACAGAAACAAGCATTATAGGAAGTGGAGAGGGTAGCTTAACTGTGCCTGCTGGCTTTTTTACTGTTGGCGATTCTTATCATGGAAAAGTGGGAGGAGTTATTTCTGCACAGAATGGAGATACTATAACTATAAGAATTAAAACAGGAGCAACTGTTTTAGCAAGCACAGGAGCAATATCTTTAAGTCCAGTAACTGCTTTAGGATGGGAGCTAGAGATTGACTTTACAATAGCAACTATCGGAGCAACTGGAGATATTTGTACTAACGGAAATTTTGCATACAATAGAGACACAGGAAGTCTAGAGGGGTTTGTATTCCAAGACGTACAAAGTATAGACACTACCTCAGCAAATACGCTAGACATAACCGTAGAATGGGGTCAAGCTAAGACTCAAGACCAAATCTATAGCGCGAACTTTGTACTATTTAAAACTTACTAAGATATGGCAGACGAGAAAATAAGTTTAGAGGTATTTGTAGAAGCTGACAAAGCAGACTTAACTTTAAAGCAGTTAGAAGATGGCTTTGAACAGTTACAAGAAAAACTAAAAAATACCAATAGAAATACTGAGGAAGGGCGAAAAGAGTTTAGAAAGTTAGCTTCTCAAATGGCTCAAACCTCTAAGGAGATTAAGAATATAGAACTATCTTTTGAAGGCCTAGACAGAGAGCAGGTTGCCTCAGAAATCGGCTCGGTGGCAGGAGCAGTAGGAGACTTGAGCGCATCTTTAATTATACTTTCTGGAGATAACGAAACTTTACAAGCTACATCTAGGAACATAGAAAAAGCTATGATGGTTTCTATGGGATTAAAGGGAGCTATTGAGGGTTTAAGTTCTGCTAGAAAACTTTATAACAACTTAATAAAGCAAGCTAACGAGGACGAAAAAGAAGGAATAGCCTTAACAGTTTTAAAGACAGCTAAAGAGAAAGCAGCAGCAGCAGGAACAGTAATATTAAACACAGTTAACAAGTTATTGAATACTACCTTAAAAGCTAATCCTATAGGTATCCTCGTTACTGCATTAACTTTAGTAGTTTCTGGAATTATATATTTTAAAGATGCTATTTGGGGATTGATTAAAACTGCTTTAGAGCCTTTCCAATTTGCTATAGACTTAGTTGTAGATGCCTTACAATGGCTAGGGATAATGGAGTCAGATTCTGCAATAGCAACTAGGAAAGCAGAGGAAGAAAAAGCAAGGGCAGCTCTAGAGAGCGCAGAGAAAAGAACAGAGGCAACCGAGAAACTAATTAAGGCACATACAAAGTTAACGGATAGCATTGTTGCAGATATGGACTTTGAGATTAGAAAGCGCAAAGCCAATGGAAAAGAGACAACTGAATTAGAATTAGAGAAACTTAGAGTATTAATAGAGGCAGCTAAAAAAGAAAGAGAATTACAAGCACAAAGGAGGGAGGACTTGCGTCAAGAGATAATGTTAAGGCTTCAGCAAGGTAAAGTATTTGGAACTGAATTATCTGAAAACATGAAGGCTTTAGAGGAGTCTTTTAAAGCAGAAGAAAAGCTAAAAGCAGACCAATTACAAGCAGAGCAAGACCTTGAAATATCATTAATTGAAATTAAAAAAGCAGGTAGAGAGCAAAGAGATAAAGACGCAGCAGAAGCAGATAAAAAAGCATTTGAAGAAAGGAAGAATAGGCGAGACATTGAGTTAATAGAAACAAAAGAGTTTAACGAGGAAATGTATATAGAGGAGGAAGAAAAGACCTCTAATACTTTAAGTTTTCTACAGTTAATAATAGACAAAGAAGCTGAAGCGCACCAAAAAGAATTAGCAAGAATAGAAGCAGAAAGACAAGCAAGACTAGCAGCTACTCAGGAAAGGCTAGAAAGCGCTTCTCAAATAATCGGAGCAATAGGGAGTTTAAATAGCGCAGCACTAGCAACAGACCTAAAGAATGCAGGAGATAACGAAAAGAAAAAAGAGCAATTAAGAAAGGCAAGTTTTGAAAGAGAGAAAAAGCTAAACATAGCAATGGCTTTAGTAAATGGCGCACAGGCTCAAATGTCTATACTAGCACAAACACCAAAAGCAGATTTTGGAATCGCTACAGCTATAGCAATGGCAGCGGCAGCAGTTACAACTATAGCACAAATAGCAGCAATTAAGGCAACATCTTACCAAGGTGGTGGAAGCCCTGTAGCTTCTGAGTCAGCAAGCGCACCAAGCGCAGGAGGAGCAGGCGCAGCAGGAGGAGGAGCAGCTATAACTCCAGTTAGTAACACTAGCACAATATTAGGAGGGCAACAAGTATTTGTTACTGAAACAGACATAACAGAAACACAAAACAACGTAAGCGTAATAGAAGAAAGTGCAACTTTTTAAGCACAAAAAAAGCAAGTCTGGAACACCTGCTTTTTGACCTACTTCAATAGGATTTAATTTATACATGACAAAAGTATAACACAAATATAATAAAAAAATTTAAATAAACAACACAATGGAAAAAATAGAAGTATTTGAATTAGTAATAGACACAGATGACGAGTCTGGAGTAACAGCAATCGCACTAGTAGACCAACCTGCAATAGAAAGTAATTGGATGGCATTTAGCAAACAGTTGGAGTATAAGTTTAATATTAAAGACGAGGAGAAAAGAATTATAGAGGGTTACTTTATGGTTGCTGATTTGCTTATTCCACGAATAGGAGAGAATGGAGAAAAGTTCTTTGTTAAATTCTCAGCTAAGACAATAGAGCAAATTAGAGAAAAACAAAGTAGATTAGGTTTAAACAATAACTTTAATTTAATGCATGACCCTAGACAAATTGCGGAGGGGGTTTATATGTTAGATAATTTAATCATAGACAATGAAAGAGGAAAGGTAGCTCCAAAAGAATTTGAGAAAGTACCTAACGGTAGTCTGTGGGGAAGTGCTAAAGTTGATAACGATGAAATCTGGGAGCAAGTAAAGAATGGAGAGTTTACAGGCTTTAGTGTTGAAGGTATGTTTAAACAACTTGAGCCAGTTACAATGGATGAAGATTTAATAAATAAACTAAGGGAAACTATACAAGACTTTGAAAAAAGTATAGATGACAATGTACAACTAATAAATAAACAAACAATAGACAATATGAGTAAAGAAACTTTAGACAAAGTAAAGAAATTAATCTTCGGCGAAGAAGTTAAGGAAGTAGAGGCAGAAGCTACTCCAGAAGTAACCGAAATTAAGTTAATGTCTGCTGAGTTAGCAGATGGTACAATGGTAAACATCGAGCCTGCTTTAGAAGTTGGTGCAGTAGTTACAGTTGAGGTAGAAGGAGAAGTTGCTCCAATGCCTAACGGAGAGTACCCTTTAGCAGATGGAACAGTAGTAACAGTAGCAGAGGGCGCTATTACTGACATTAAAGAAGTAGAGGCAGAGGAGGAAGAAGCAATGGAAACAGAAGCAACTCCAGAGCCTGTAGCTGAAACAGTAACAGAGGCTAAGATTAGAAAGATTATCGAATCTACTGAAACAGTATTTAATGAGCAATTCGCTAAACTTACAGAAGAATTAGAAACAGTAAAAGCTGAATTTGCTAAATACAAAGAAGAAGCAGATACAAAAGAGAAAGCTATGTTTACAGCAGTAGAGGAGTTAGCAAACGAGTCTAGCGTAGCACCAATTAAGAAAAAAAGAAGCGGAGTAATTTCTCCTAAAAAGAAATCAATTTTTACAAAATAAATAATAAAAAAGAATAATTATGGCATTTGATTTAAGCGCACTAAGCGCATACATAGAAGACCAAGACTTTCCATTGATTGCACAGATGCAAGCAACTGGAGGACTAGCAGAAGTAGCAGACATCCAAACAGGAATTAAGGGTAGCTCAAACTTACAGTTTTTATCTACAGATGTAGTATTTGGTTCTGACGCGTGTACAAGAACAGGAGCAGACACAACGGCATTGACTCAAAGAACTATCACAGTCGGAGCTATTGCAGTATCTGAGGATTTATGTATTAAAGACCTTAACGGATATTGGGCGCAAGTTCTAGTTAAGAAAGGAGCAGCAGGAGAAGAGGAAATGCCTGCGGAGATTGAAGCAGTTTACATGGAGAAAAAAATGAACGCTTTACAAAATGCTTTAACTATCTCTGACTTTCAAGGAGACACATTAAGCGCAACGAATAACCTATCTTACTACGACGGTCTTTTGAAAATTGTAGATGCAGGTGCAGCAGTAGATGGAAACACAGGAGCGGTAACAGTAGCAACTGGAATATCTAGCTCTAACGTACTAGACATCTTGGACGGTATATGGGAGTCAATCCCTGACAATATCTCAGAAGCAGACGATTTATCTCTTTGGGTTCCAACATCAGTTTACAAAAAATATGTTATTGCGCTTAAAAACGCTAACTTATTCCACTACTCTGGAGATGGCGAGCAAGTAAACTTATACGGAACTAACGTAGCATTAAGACCTACTGTAGGATTGCCAGGCGCAGCAGGAGAAGAGAGAATGATTTTAACTAGAAACTCTAACATAGTTATCGGAATGGATGGAGACGCTGACGAGGATGCAATGAAAGTGCGTTTAGACCCAGTTACTGAGAAAAACATTTTCTTTGACGTTACTTTCAAAAGAGGAGTACAAGTAAGATTTGTGGACGAAGTAGTAGAATTTACTTTAGTACCTTAATAAGTACTTTAACAATTAATTAAAGAGGGGTGGGTAATTGCCTAACCCCTTTTTTTATAAACACTAAAAAAAATATAAATTATGGCATGTGCATTAACACAAGGTAGAGCTATTGACTGTAGAAACTCCACAGGAGGAATTTCTGAGGTCTTAATCGCTAACTTTGGAGATATAACAATAGACACAGTAGCAGCAGGAGTACTAACAGGATTAACTCAAGCAGGAGCTACTAACTTTTACAGATACTCTCTAGAAAAGGAGAACGGAAGTTTAATAGAAACTCATACGGGTTCTTTAGAGAATGGAACTAATTTTTACGATTCAGTTTTAGACTTTAATACTAAAAACTTATCAGCATCAGAGAATGAGGAGTTAACACTTTTAGACCAGGCTCAGTTATTCGTTATCGTAAAAGATATGAATGAGAAATACTGGAC